CCTAAGGGAATTATCCGTTACAACTTCACCTAAGAAATAACCCTAATAGTCGGTGGGCGATTAGCCCTTTCGCCCACCGACCCCTACTAAGTAAGGAGTTCCGATGCCAGCTAGTTACGTTACCGTAGCCGAGCTACGTGCCAATTTAGGTATCGGTTCTCTTTACTCAGATAGTACGGTCGAAGAGTGTTGCCAAGCTGCACAGGATCAAATTAACAGTTTCCTTTGGTTTGATTCTGCGCCAGTCGTGGGGACTGCATTGGTAAGCAACGTTGCCACCGTAATGTTGGCCAACCCCGGTCTATTTACTACAGGCGAAAGCGTGACAATAGCCGGGGCTGGCTCTACATTTAACGGCACTTACACAATTACTGCCACGTTGCCATTTAGCACCGGCACTACAAATTTATTGCCAGCATTTAATATGCAGCTAAATTATTACCAACAACCACAGGGTTATAGTTTTATTCAGTTTGCTAAGACTGCAGCCGATCAAAACTTTAGGCGTGTAGTACCATCAGGCACAGCTACAGGCGAGGATACAAAGACAGCTACCTATGTAAACACAGCAAGCGTTAGACAAAGTGCGATGATCTTGGCCGTGGATATTTGGCAAGCGCGCCAGGTATCTCAGACAGGCGGCGTAGGACTCGATGGCTTTAGCCCTAGCCCTTACCGCATGGGCAACAGCATGATAGGCAAGATACGAGGCTTACTAGCGCCGTACATGAGCCCGAATAGCATGGTGGGGTAAATGCCTACGGCGGCTATTACAACCCTGCGTAGCACCATCGCAACGGCTTTAACCAATGCTGGAGTCTGGTCGGTATTCGCATATCCGCCTGCAACCATCTTGGCTAACAGCTGCGTAGTAATACCGGCAGATCCGTACCTAACACCTAGCAATAACAGTTATATAACTATTTCTCCTATGGCTAATTTTAAGATTTTGCTAACCGTGCCAATGTTTGATAACCAGGGCAACCTGCAAGGCATTGAGGATTTTATCGTTGCAGCTTACACAAAACTAGCGGCATCAAACCTTGTATTTAATATAACAAGCGTTAGCGCGCCTGGTGTATTAAATGCTGATAGCGGCGATCTATTAACTGCCGAATTTAATATATCCATACTAACGAGCTGGAGTTAAAACCATGTCATACACAGATGAGGATATTGCCTTCTTAATTAAAATTGGGCAGATCACAGAAGCACCAGTAAAAGAAACAAAAACCAAAGCACCTGCAACCGAGAAAACAGAGGAATAATTCATGAGTGTCTACCTAAGCAATACCGTTGTTGTAACTTTGAACTCAGTCGTACTGAGTGACCATGTAACGGCAGCCACAATTAATAGAATTTTTGACGAATTAGAAGTTACTGCGATGGGCGATACAGCTCATAAGTTCGTTAAGGGTTTAGAGGCAAGCACAATTACTTTAGATTTCCTAAGCGATACAGCCGCTGCAAATGTAAACGCAACCCTGCAAGCTGCATGGGGTACAACAGTACCTATTACGCTAAAGCAAACAAGCGCAGCAGTATCAGCTACTAACCCGCTATACAGCACAACAATTTTGGTGAACAACACCACCGACATTAACGGTGCTGTTGCTGATATTGCAACTCAGAGCATTACATTTACTTGTAATTCACCAATCGTAATTACAACTACCTGATAAAAACAAAAGGGGCTAAAAATGGCAAAGTTAAAAGTTACTAAAGTAGATGGCAACGTATCTGAGCATCAGATAACACCATCTATTGAATACGCGTTTGAGCTGTACGCAAAAAAAGGTTTTCATCGCGCTTTCCGCGAGGATGAAAAGCAGACCGATGTGTACTGGTTAGCGTGGGAGTGTTTAAGAGCTGGCGGCGAAACCGTGCCAATGTTCGGCGCACCGTTCTTAGCAACACTTAAAAAGGTTGAAGTGTTAGATGATGACCCGGAAGCATAAGGCGTGACTCGTTTACTTATTTGATCGCACGGATCAGTTTGGAAACGGGAATACCGCCTAAAGATTTAATTGGGCTAGATAGCAGGATGTTTGCAGCATTGCTGGAAGCGATGAAAGATAGAGCAAAGGAGATCAAAGATGCTCAAAGTGGAAATACGCGGAAACGCCGATCTGCGTAAAGCCCTTCGCGCCTTTGCCCCTGATCTTGAAACTGCGTTGCGCAAAGAGTTAAACGCAGCTTTAAAGCCTGTAGTTAAAAAGGCTAGAGGATTCGTACCTAGCCAGTCTCCTATGAGTGGCTGGCAGGCACGATCTTTTTCCGAAGCAACTTTTCCTATATTTAATTCCAATACCATTACTCGCAATATTGTGTTGGAAAATAAAGTGAGCAAACGAGATCGCAACGGCTATACATCCTTAGCAAGAATTGTAAACAAGTCACCAGCTGGTGCTATTTATGAAACTGCTAGAAGGCCACAGTCATGGGTAGGGCCTAGCGCATCGGGCTCATCTAAAGGCGTTAGCCGATCAGTAAATCCTAAAGCGGGTGCTAAGTTCATTGATAACTTAGGGCCAGTTACATCGAGTCTTAAAGGCCAAGGCCGTTTCATATTCCGGGCATGGGCTGAAAGCCGTGGCGTAGCAGAAGGCGCAGCTAACAAGGCTATTGATACAGCCACTAGAGAATTTTACAAGCGAAGCGCAAAGCAATCATTTAGTAAGGCCGCCTAATGGCATATCCCGATATTAAATTAGGTTCTAGCTTTGATGCTAAAGGTTTTAAGCAAGCCGAAACAGCAATGGGAAAATTAACTAAGAATGTAAAAAACTTAGCTGGTGCTTTTGGTATCGCTTTTGGTACAGCTGCGGTAGTAAATTTTAGCAAGGCTGCTGTTAAAGCCTTTCAAGAAGATGAAGCAGCAGCATTACGTTTATCAAACGCTGTAGAAAATCTAGGAGTTGGGTTTGCCAATGCAGATATAGCTCAATTTATATCTGACCTTGAACGATCTGCAGCAATAGCCGATGACATTTTGAGGCCTGCATTTCAAGGGTTATTAACCACTACGGGATCATTGACCCAATCACAGAAATTATTAAACGATGCCATCATAATTAGCCGCGCATCCGGTATTGATCTAGCTACCGTTTCAGAGGATTTAGCTAAAGGTTATGTAGGTATTACCAAAGGTTTGGTTAAATACAATACCGGGCTAACCAAGGCAGAAATAAACAGCAAGTCATTTAATGAAATTTTAGGAACATTATTAAAACAATCTGCTGGGGCAGCTGATGATTATTTAGGCACAACGGCCTACAGCATGGAAGTATTAAGCATAGCTACAGGTAACGCATCCGAGATCATTGGCGGCGGCTTGATAGATGCTTTTGCGGCTGTTGGTGGCGGTTCAGAAGCCAGCGATGCGGCTTACGTTATTGAACAGATTGCTACTGCTGTTGCTAACGTTACACGGGCTACAGGCGCAGCAGTTGGTGTTATTCCTACATTAATTAAAAACCTAAAGAATTTACCTAAAGACATCTTTAGTGGTTTTGTGGGCAAACAAACTGGCATAACACCTAAAGTTAAAACTGAAACACCATCTGCCTTAGAATTATCCAAAGAGGAACGGGCAAAGCGTTTAGCCAAACTAGAAGCTGATGCCGCGGCGCGAGCAAAAACTCTAGCTGCATTACAAAAAAAGCAAGCAGCATCACAATTAGCTGCACAAAAGGCACAAGAATTAGCATGGAAAAAATCTTTATTAATTGAAAAAGCAAGGGCAGCATTGACAAAAGCAGCTGCTACTTTCGACTTAAAGAAAATATCAATAGCAGCGGCTCTAAAAGCAACTTACGATCAAGATACCCGTTTGCGACTATTAGCTATGCAGGCTATTGAAAACGACAACGGCGAAGCAGCGTTAAAATACATTGAACAACTTGCCCGACTAACCGGACAGCAACAGTCAGATAAACTTGCTGGCCTAAAGGGTATTGGTGAAGTAGAACTAGCAGCAATTAACAAGTTACTAATTGCTGAATTAGATCGAATTGATGCTACTAAAATGTCTGAAGCAGATAAAGCAGCTGCGCGCCAAGAGGCTTACAAGAAATATAACGCTGCCATTATTGAGTCTGGTGGCTTAGCCGATAAGAATTTCTATAGCGAAGAACTGCAAATACAATTATTAGAAATTGCTAGATTGGCATCAATACATAAAGTCCAGGCTGCTCAGGCTACTTTAGATATTCTTAATTACACGAGCCAAACAGAAATTATTGATCGGGTTGCAGCTGCTCAGAAATTAGCCGATGATGCCAAGATGCAAGCGTTAAGAGATTATTTAGCATTACTAGGTACAACAGCAGGAATAATTGGCGCGTTACCAGGTGGCGGTGGCGGTGGAAAAGCACCCGTAATTCCACCTACAATATTTCCACCTGGCTTTGGCGGTGGCGGGCAACCTATTGCCCCTGGTTATGGGGGCATTTTTGATTATGTGCCACCTACAGGTTCAACAGGTTCAGGATCATCAGATAACTCAGTAACGATAATTGTAGAAGGCAACATATTAAATGGCGATGAGTTTGGCGATATTGTAAATAACGCTATTTTGGATAATATTCGCAGAGGCTTCTCACAAAACCCTGCAGGGGCGATACCAATACCATGACAATCCCAGTAATTAACGCGATTATTAACTTTGGTACAGGCCCAAGTTTTGCGCAAGCATTTATAATTGGCGAAGGCATATTAGGTACTAACGTATTGGCAGACTCAGCTGCGTTAATTGTGGATGTAAGCAACGTAGTCGATAGCGTTAGCACCAAGCGTGGCAGATCAGCTACAGCGGATGAATTTCAGACAGGCACATTAACGCTGCGCATTGTGGATCAAAACGGCGATTTCAACCCACAAAACCCTAGCAGCCCGTATTTTGGCTATTTAACCCCTATGCGTAAGGTGTCAATATCGGCTACCTATGCTGGTACTACTTATCCGATGTTTAGCGGCTTTATTACCAGCTACACCACCACTACTCCACGCAACGCTAACGATGTTGTTTATACGACTATTACAGCTGTGGATGCCACGCGCTTAGCCCAAAATGCTCAGATCAGTACCGTTACAGGTGCTACTGCTGGTGACCTAAGCGGCACACGCATCAATCAAATACTTAACACTATTTCATGGCCAGCATCAATGCGTGATGTAGATGCTGGGCTAACGACATTACAGGCAGACCCCGGTACTGCCCGTACAGCCCTAGCAGCTTTACAAACAGCTACAAATAGTGAATATGGTGCTATATATGTGGATGCGGCTGGATCGTGGACCTTCCAAGACCGCTTAGTAACTACTGCAAGCATCGCAGCCACGCCTACCGTTTTTAACGATAACGGCACAGATATTGGGTATGCCAATGCTATATGGCGTTTAGATGACACCCTTGTATTTAACCAAG